GTTCATTAGAAAGCTCACGTGCTCGCATACGTCCAAAGTCATCTGGGTTTAACATACCAGAGACATCGCCTGAACCACCATAGCCAGCAGAAACACCAAGACCAACACGTCCTGTTTGTAAGCCACGCTCACGTGCCATGATGTCTTCTTGTGTCCTGCCCGGAGCAAGCAAGCCCATCTGTTGTTGATAATACTTCTGAGCCTGTTCCTCTGGAGTACCAATGCCTCCCATTGTTTGCTCTGCTTGCCCATAGAGGAGATCTCTAAAGGAAGCTAAACGAGGATCAATCTCATAGCCAGCAGTGCCTTTCTCTGTATCAAAGAAGCCCTTACCAAAGCCAGAGGTAACACTATATGGCTTAAATTTAGCAGTGTCGGCTGCTATCTTTGCTATTTCTAAATTGGTTGCATTAGCCTCTCGACCAGCGGCACGAGAAGAATTTGCTGCATTCTCAGCAGCATCTGCTCCCATCATCCCACCTACAATATTACTAACAGCTAGTGCTGTTGGAGCCATCCATGCCATACTATACCCCTTTAATTAAAACTTCATCCACCTTAGATGAGTCTTTCTCATCAGTGGCATGAATACAATACCATACAACATTGGTGATAGCCTCAACGCTATGGTGTTCACCAGCTTTAATTTCAATACACGCAGGAGCATGTACTATTTTCATTCCATCATTACTTGTCACTACAACACTTCCTTGTGCAAGAATAGAGAGATGTGCATAGTTGTGCTTATGTTGTACAAGCTCTGTATTCGCAGGAATAAATGTTTCCTTGGCATATAGGCCATCACTAAAATGGTGAATAATGGCTGGCATCATGCTGTGCGTTTCCACATATAGACAGTGATGAATGGTTGGTAGTTGGCATTAGTGCCACTAGAGCCAGTAGAAGCATTAGTTGTTGAAACAGAAATACCTGTTACACTTGCTCCTGTTCCACTAGTTAAGCCCACAGTTCCAGTAGTTGCTCCATTACCACCACCGGGGCCAAATGTTGTTCCTGTTGTATGTGTGTGTCCCGGATCAGAAACAGTTGATGTTGCTGTGTGACTATGGCTAACAACTATAGCATTTGCACTACCACCTGTTTCTTCGGCAGTATCAAATAAGGTGTTGCTTGCATCAAGACCAACCATAACACGACCAGCAGCAAAAGCTGACCATGTACCAAAGCCTAACAATGTTCCGGGATTAGTAGCATTAGTAGCATTAGTATAAATAGAACCAACTGGGTATAGGGCTGATAAAGCAGCTTGAACAAAAGCTGTTGAAGCTGCTTGTGTTGTATTTACACCAAATGCTGCTGTAGGAACTGTAGGAGTTCCTGTAAACTCAGGGCTTGCTGAGTTTGCTTTGGTTGCAATGGCTGTAGAGATGGCATCAAACTCATCATCAAGCTCAGTTCCTTTGACACGCTTTAAAGGATCACCAGTTGTAAGGCTATCCTTTGTATCATAAGCTGTTAACTTCGTGTAGTTACTCATGTTAGTAAATCTTTCCTTGTTTAATAAATATATCCATCTTTTGTACGCTTAGAGGAGAGCCTGACACCTCAGCCTCAAAACCCATTTGAATAATCTTCCCTTGACCACCAACAGAAACAGAAGTATCATCAATAACAATACCTGATGAATATTCAGCTATATTATATTCGCCTATGTTATATTCAGCGTATGTTCCTGTATCCATAAAGACAGGATAGCTATTGTACTTGTTTGAATAATCAAAGCCAATCTTAGCAACAAAGCGTTGACCACCACCACCAATTAACACAAAGCCAAGCCTCTTTACAATCTTATTAATTGTTGGCTGACCAAAGTCAAAGTAGTTTGTATAATAAATGAATGTATACTTTGAGCCATTGTCTTGATAACCAGTATATTCACCAATGCCTGCTGGCTTACCTATGTATAAAGAGCCATCTCTATTAGCAGACAAGGCATAAGCAGAATAGGAGTTCCATGTTGTCACACGAGAAGCACCATCTGGAAGAGCTTGTTTTAAATCAAAGCAATAAACAAGAGGAGAAGAGATTGAAGGAAAGCTTAAGAGATAGAAACCATACTTCTCTGAATAACAACTCTTAATAAGCTTGGCTTCTGTGCTTGCTATGGCATCAAATAAATCATCTCGTACATTCTTAGAGATGTCACGCATGGGCATACTCTTCTCTTGAATGGTACGTCCAAGACTACGAACACCTGAAGCACTCAAGAACAATAAGTCATTACCTGTCTTCTGTACGCTGTCTCGTGCAATGCAACCAATGCCGGGAATCACATCAGAGATTGTCATTGCTGTAGCTGGTGTCTCAGCACCATTGAGAATGACAATATTTTGTTTACAGAATACAATTAAGAAACCATTGTGTGCAGCAAGAGCTACAATTTCATCTGTGTTATTAGGAAGCTTAGAAGCTATGTTAATACTACCAGAGGTACGAGCACCGCCAGTATCAAAGGTAGGGAAATGGTCATCAGCAATGTCTGTAGACCAGAATACAGTTGTTGGATAGGCTGAACTTCCTGCCACCCAGAAGCGCCCATAGGCAGCTAAGCAAGCATTAGGAGCATTGCTTGTACCAGTACCAAATACTGGAGAAGAAAAGCTAACACCAGAGTGTCCTGTGTGACCTACAAGGGTTGTGCATACAGCAGTTCCACTTTCTCTTGTGAACAACACAGGGAGATGACTCTTCTGTGTCATCAAGCAATGATCTTTTAAAGAAGCCATCTGCCAGTGGTTATCTGTGACAGTCATGGTTGGTGTTATGTCTGTAAGAACAGCACCAATGCCACCTCTCCAAAGCTTGTTATTACCAGCACTTAAGTAATCAAATGTACCATCACCATTCAAGTATTCAAAGATGCTATAGATGTTTGCACCATTAAGGCCAGTGGTTGTGGTTGTCTTCTGTATCCAACCCTTACGTGCTCCTAAACGTCCATACTTATCAATGATACAATTAGAAGCTACCAGTGCAAACCCATCAGACAACACTGCCCCACTCTCTTGGGTATTAAGCCCATAAAAGCCCGGAGCAGCAACAGCAGCACTAGAAAGTTGTTTCATACTGGATACCAAATAGTTTCATCAGGGCGGCGAGCAGCATCAAGGGCAATCTCATCAGCCAAGCTAGAACGACCAGCAGCGTAGGCATTCATGCTGGCATTACCACCATCTTCACCACGCTCTTCAATGGCCTTAGCAAGGGCTAGGAGGATGACAGGACGTGTTGGAATATATAAGTCATCACCATCGGCTGTCATATCTGCATTACGTAAGATGACATTGAAGCGAATGGTATAGACAGCATCAGGAATGGGGTAGATGTCAACCTGTGTGTCACCATCATTGGAAACACCATTGAAGTTGTAATACTCAGGAACCCCCTTAACTTGTCCTTGAGTTAGGAAGGCATTGTCAAACCAAGTGCCGGGACGATATTCCATGAACTGATCGGAGCTATCATTAATCACATCAAGAATTGTGAAGTTGTTCTGAGTACCATTCAGCTCATAGTTAAAGATGTCGGCTGCTGTGGTTAATGTCAATGTGGTTCTAAGACCAGACCAGCCCCAAGCAGTCTCAACCTCATTACGAGCATCATTAACAAAATCACCAATAAGCTTACTATAAGCACTTTCAGAAACAGAGAGTACCTCTCGTTCCCTGAGTCTTCGTAGTACACTATTGACAGCTTCTAAATATGTCATACTATTTCCTTATATGTTTATATTATAACACTATTTGTTATATTTGTCAAGGGGTTACCACTTAACTTTATCAGCCCAATAAGCAGCACTCATCTTACCTTTGGCTATGTTACCAGCATGACGGGCTTTAAAGCTCTCTCGTCTGTTCTTATAGGCCTCAGATTCCCCTGCTTTCTTGGGGCTTCCAGACACGCCCTGTTGCCCAAAGCGTATGGTTTTAACATTATCCCCTTCCTTAGCCACAACAACGTGGCTTTTGGTGGGGTGGCTAGGGGTGCGCTTGGGTTTATTAAAGCCAGCTACACCAGCTCTTTCAAGTCTACTATCTTTCATCTGTATCCCTTTACTTTCTGAGCCACCTTCTTAGGCTGAGCTACAAACTGTTTACCCTTAGCATTACCAGCAGCCTTGGCCTTGTTTGTTGCTGCCTTCTCAGAGGGACTTAGAGCCTTCCAAGCAGCTTCTGGTAAATATCTCTTCTTTCCTTTGGAAGGAGAACCATCACTGGTTGTCCACTTCTGTGCTGTCCAGTCTTTAAGGCTTTGTTGAGGCTTCTTCATTTATAGCCTCCACCAGCTTTCTTGTATTCACTGGCTAAGAGCTGAGCTTTGCGAGCACTCCATTCACCCGCATCTCCTCCCTTGCTCCCTGCCTTAATCTTGTTAAACAAGGCCTTACGCATAGAAGGCTTTGTATACACTCCAGCAGAGTTAACTGTACTCTTCCCCTTCATTTCTTTTTAGCCTTGTTAGTGGCTGTTCTCTGGCCTCTCATGGGCAGCTTTGCCTCACTCATGGCAATGGCTACTGCCTGCTTAGGAGAGGTTACAACCTTGCCCCCTTTGCCGCTATGCAAAGAGCCCATCTTGTATTCGCCCATAACTTTACCAATCTTGGCTGTTTGTTTCTTAGTCTGTTTCATATGCTTCCTTAAATGTTACGTTCAAAATGAGGACAATCTACAAGAGACTTGAAGTTGCCTCCCCATCTATTCTTTGGATTTAAACTTTCCCAATAAGTTCCAATTGGTGCAAGGATTTTTTTGTCCCATATAATTGCATTACCTTGGAAGAAGTTCAAGTCCATTGCACACCTCTTCAGATGAATTGAGTTCATTGTCTTGCTACGGCCTGTCTTGAAATAGATGGCCTGTTGTTCTGGTGTACGTGCAAGCTCCCCGCCTGTAACCTTGAAGCCCTGCTCTGTGGCATATTGAATGAGCTTACACATGTCTAACAGGAAAGCTGCTTGTTCATCTGATAGATTCATTTCTTGCTCCTCAAGTCAGCCAGTTTCTCAATTGTTCTACCACCGAAGTAGGCTCCCATAATAAGCATACCCCATTGACCAAGCAAAGCTACATAAGACTCATTCGCATTTAGACCAAAGGCACTCATCATAGCAAACAAGAAGTAGCCAAGAAAGATGGCTATGAGGGACATAGGGCGTATGTTCTTGGACAGCCAAGAGTCAGAGGACATGTCTGCCTGCCAGCGGTCTGACACATTGTCTTCTTCGTTCTGTGCTGCCTTAGCAAACATCTCTAGCTCAGCCAGTTCCAGCTTAGCCTTCTCAATGCCTAGTTCTAGAAGACGTTCTTCATGTGTAAACTGAAGCTGTCTTAGTTTTTCTACATCTGCTGGTGTGGGATTATCAGGAATCTTAAAGCCAGTAACTTTCTCTACCATGTCCTTGCCCTTGGCTTGGATGGCAGAGGACAAAAGCCCTAGACCATTCTCAGCAAGGGTGCTTAATAAGGCTCCAACAATTGGTATCATTCTTTATCTTTCTCAAGTTGTTTCACAAGCTGTTCCATCTTCTGCCGTTCATAACGACATTCTTGTCTAGCTGTGTTTGTATCAAATAACATAAAGCCCATCACTGGAAGCAACAACACAAACACAACAGCCATTACAATTAACCCTGCTAAAAACCCCATCGAAGTTTCCTGTCTATTGTTATCAACCAGAACAGGAGGAGGAGGTATATAGTAACTATCATCACTGCCCCTATTTGCAGAGCCTTGTCTTGCAGGGAGCTTATTAGTTGCTTTCGTTGCCATGCTGCTGCCCTTGCTTTCTGCTCTGCTATAAGTCTTTCTTGTTCCTGTTCCTGTTGTAGCCTTGCATATTCCTCTTCAAACCTACTCCACACTGCCCCTAGTTCTGGGTCTACATGGTAGATAAGAAACTCTCTTAGCTCTACCACTTGTCTTTCAAGCTCTATTTGATTTATTATGTTATCTAAGGCTTGTGCTTTTAAACTTTTGTTCTTAGGTGGATTTTTCTTTTCTTCTTCTACTGCTTGTTTTACTTGATCTTGTGCATTAAATAAGTTGCCTATATACCCAGAGATTTCTCTTGCAATTTTAGAGACATCGCCGCCTGCTGCTTTTGCATCTTTATAAAAAGCAACGCCTTGTTTAATGGCTGCCAGAGCAGTGAAGGCCAGTGTGAATGGATCAATGTTATACTCCGAAGAACTTCTTGAAGAACTCTGCTGCTGTACCCGGGCCTAAAAGAACACATAACATAACACCATATAACAGATATTCAATCTTGGTCATACGTGTATTGCCATTATCTAAACTGCGTCCAATAGCAGCATAGCGTTCTGCACATACTTGTTCATGGCTATCAAGTCTTGCTTCTGTCTTTGTTATAAGCTCTTCACTCATGCTTGCTCCAGTGCTGTGATTCGTTCTGTCAGGGATGTAATTAAGGCTTGTTGTTCTTGAATGGCTTTTGTCATCAATGCAACCATATTACCATAGTGAATGGCTTCAACTTCTCCTGTTCCATCTTTTACAACAAACTCATCCAAATCAAGTGCATCCAGTTCTTCCGCAATTAAACCAGCATATTGTGTATTAATTGAATTTCCATCAGGGTCGTTAACTTTTGATTTGTAATACACAGGGCGCAACTGCATTACAGTTGATATACCCTTGTCGTAATCAACCACATCACGTTTATATTTAATAGAGGATGTTGACCGATACAAATACCCAGAAGCATCTACAGTTACGTTTGCAGCACTAGCAGCAGTTCTATCATAAACAGCCACTGATCTCAAATAATAATCATCACGACACATAAGTGTAGCCTGACCCCCAGTTGTCCAAACTTGAAGGTTCCATTGGCTTGAGGTAGCTGTTTTTTTACCTTTAATAAACAAACCATCTGCTGGCTGTGTGGCTGACGTAGCCCCAATTAAAACGTCACCGCTGGAGTCGATACGCATCCTCTCAGTGCCACTAGTAGCCACGCCAACAGTGTCAACCGCAGGAAAGAACACGCCTGTATTTGTATCCCCACCTTGAACTGCGGGTGTGCCAGCAGAGCCATCAACACCAGCTATGCCGGTTGTGCCGTTAATCGTTACAGTCATTGTTGTACTCCTTGTTCATCCGCTGGCAATGGTGTGTTGCCATCTGCAAGCCAATCTAAATATTCTTGGTAGTCAATGTTAGTTGGTTCAAATGGAATGCAAGCACCATCAGACAAACGTAAAACACTAACTTGTCTATTGTTTAAATAATCAAATATCAATTTATACATTTACAACTCCGCAGATGCAGTATATTGAGCAGAATAAGGCGTTCCAACAGCACTAAGCCCTGTGGTTTTAGTTAATCGAGGAATATTAGTAGTTGTGCCGCCACTCAATGTAATGCCAGTTACTGTTGCTCCACTTGCATTATTTCTAGCAGATGGAGAACCTGACCCGCCAACAGTGCTGTAAACAGCAAATATAGGCGTAGCTCTCATAACTACTGGCAAAAGCCCCCCATTTGAACTATCACTTGTGTTAATACATATAAAACTAGCGCCATCTGTAGCGCCAGTAGCCGCTTGCACTGTCGTTCCATAATCGTAAGATGTTTGATAGTATCTCTGACACATCACAAACTCAGTACCATAAGATCGGTAATCAAATGACGTTGCAATAGATGATTCTTCTAACTGAATATTGCCAACCACCCAAGTGCCTGAAGTCTGTGCGCCAACAGTAAGAACAACTTCTATACCTGTTGTGGCTGCGGCAGGGATGCTGATTTGGGTGCTGTATCTTGTCAGGGTTGAAGTGACAGTAAATGCTCCTGTTGCAATCTGAGTGCGTGTAGGGCTTGCCAATGTGCCAAACGTATTAGCAGTGTTGGCATAGTACGCAGTCCATGTGACTGTGGTCAGCAAGCTGTTTGAAATATCAAGTGACAAGGTTGCAGTAGAACCAGCCATGTCATAGCTATTCAGTTGCTCAATACGCTGACCAATACCAACCGCAGTAACAGATGCCGCACCAGTAATCTGCAATCTGTTTCTAGTTGAACCAGAGCCAGCTACCTGTGCCGCAGTTACGTTTGCACCAGTACAGTAAACATAGAAGCGGTCTACAGTTGAATAGCCAGCCGCAATCGTAGAACCAGCAGTAATGGTTGCTGATGTTGCTCTTTGTGCAATTTGCATCTGACCATTAATGATGCGGTTCTTGAAGCCGAAAGAAGATGCAGAATCGAACTGCCCTGCAAGGGTGATGCCCGTTGTTCCTGATATTGCTATGGTCATGATTTACACCTTGGGATATTTAGCTTTAACTGCCAAGCAATCAGCAATGTACTTGTCAATCTGTGTTTGATCGTTTTTGACTATACCATCAAGGTAGTCTGTGATGGGTGGGTATTCAGTAGATCGTTGCTCTATATAAACCTTAGATTGCATTTTTTCTTGTACAGCACTTTCACTATATAAAACAATATTTCCATCTATGTCAAAAGCGTCATTTCCTATAATAGTAATGACTTGAGGATATAGTTGAAAAATAGCGTCATTTTTTCTCATCCTGCAATCTCCATCAAAATAATTGTTGAAGCTGGAATGTTATCCCGTTGTACTTCAATAGTTGCGCCACCACTAATTGAAACTTGAGTTTTATATGTAGTTGCAGAAGTAGTTGCTGGTGAATCTAAATAAGATGTACTTTGACCACCACCCCAATAATTTGCCTCATTTGTATATCCAACAGGATAACCAAATCTTTGTATTTCTGTAGCACCTCTACGCAATGAAAGAGATACAACTACGTTTGCAGTTGGCCCTTTCATAACACCAGCTTGTGTTACCAAAATAAGAATTTTGCTTGATGTGCTAGATGGTGTAATTGTGGCTGTAAGACCTGTATCTACAAAAGTTGCAGATGTTGTAGATACTTGTGTTGAAGTTGTACCTTGTATGATTTGTAATATAGTCCCTGCTGTCTTGTTTGTAAGAACAGTTCCAGTTTCTGTTGGCAAAGTTAGCGTGTAATTGCTGTTTGTATTAGGTGCGGCAATGGTCAGCGTACCTGTGCCGCTTGCATTTCCTTGTACTTGTACTAAACTCATATGTTTCCTTAAAGGACAGTCCAAACAGAACCAGTTGCAATGGTTACTGTTATACCATTTGAAATAGACACCGGGCCAGCACTCATAGCATTGTTGCCAGCAGCAATAGTATAATCAGAAGAGATGGTCTGTGAGTTGACAACAATACCATTACTTGCTACTAATGCAGTTGATTGTAATTCACCAGTGCTAGGCTTATAGAGAAGCTTAGCATTGCTTGTATATACAGTTGTTGGTACACCAGATGTAGCAGAAGCAAACATTGGGTACAAGTTAGTAGCTGTGCTTGTATCATTGGATAACGAAGCACCAGAGACAATAGCAGCCCAAGAAGCTGTAGTACCATCTGTGGTTAAATATTCACCAGCATTCCCTGCCTGTGAAGGCAAGGCATCCACTGCTGCCCAAGAGGTGCTTGTACCATTAGTTGTAAGAAACTCACCAGCATGGCCTGTCTGAGAGGGCGTATAAGAAGCAGCAAGGGTAGCAGAAGCTGCTGCATTTGTAGCACTGGTTGCTGCATTGCTTGCAGAGGTAGAGGCTTCAGAAGCTTTGGTGGTAGCAGTTGTTGCTGCTGTGCTTGCCGTAGAAGCAGAGGAAGCAGCATTGGTTGCACTGGTAGATGCTGCACTAGCAGAAGAAGCAGCATTCGTGGCAGAAGTAGAAGCTTCTGAAGCTTTAGTGGTAGCTGTACTAGCAGATGTTGATGCGTTGCTTGCTTGTATGGTTGCAGTGGTTGCAGAAGAGGAAGCACTAGAAGCAGAACCAGAAGCACTTGTAGCACTAGTTGCTGCATTAGTTGCTGATGTAGAAGCAGAAGAAGCTGAGCTTGCTGCACTAGATTCAGAGGAGGCTGCATTGGTAGCAGAGGTTGAAGCAGCAGAAGCAGAAGATGTTGCGCTAGTAGCTGAAGAAGAAGCACTAGAGGCAGAGGAAGCAGCGTTAGTTTCTGCTGTCTCAGCAGCAATTTCAGAAGCTAAGGCAGCGGCTGCTGAGGCTGCTGAGGCTGCTGCTAAGGCAGTTGCAGCATTAATTGTTGAGTCGCTAGAGGATTCTCCTGTGCCTCCAACACCACGATAGATTGCCATATACGCTCCTTGTTATGGAAAAGGCCTGTACGTAACAAGCCCCTTTCAAAACAAGGAAGCCCCTTGTGAGGGCTCCCATGTAAGTTTCTTAAGCTGCGACAGCCATCAAAACACCAGCGTCTGCACGGAGCACCTTAGTGCCGTACAACATGTCAGAAGTAAACAGAGTAGCCAAATACTCTTGTTTGTACTGCTGTTGTGAACGAACAGACATTTGCTCAATATGAACAGCCCAGTCTTTGTGAGCCAACAACGCACCCTTCACACCTGTTTCCAAGGTGGGGCAATTGCTAGATACAACAACAGGGATACCATACAGATTACCAACTTCACCATTGCGGATGGTGTTAGCGTTACCAACTTCACCAACGAAGGCTTGTTCGGTGTAACGATTAATACCATTCAAGGTGTTACGAGTTGAAGGAGGGATAATCAATACACGACCGTCCATTGGCTGGTCAGCGTCATCCAAATACTGGATGGCACGGCGGAAGCCAACGTCAGAGAAGGAACCGATGTCACCAGTGCCATCAGCATCATAAGCTTCCAATACACCTGTAGAGGAGTTAAACTGGAAGGAACGGCTGTGAGTGTAATCACTGCCATCGCCATCACCCAAGCTCTTCACCAAAGCCCACAGGTCATCATCAACTTGCTTTGCCATAGCATAGCCAGCGTCATCAGTGTAGTGCTTACGCAAAGAGGGAAGGGCTTGCACATCAACAATGTCTTCAATCAAGTAAGACACTTCTTTGTGCAAAGACAAGTTCACAGTGATAGAACTCTGTGACAAGTTCTGCATTTGAACGGCTGTGTTCTCACCCTTGGTGTTAGCAGCCAAACCACGTGAGGGGTTAGGGATAATGAGAGCATCACCCTTCTTGCCCTTGAAGCTCATCTTACGCACAAACTGTGCAAGGACGAGGTTCTTCTTATAGGCAGCGATAATCTCATCGCTCCATAAGTCGGGAAGGAAGTTAGAAGCTTCGGTCAGGCCTACTGCGCCTGTTTGTGTGGGGAACGTACTTGTTGCCATTTTAAATATCTTTCATAAGGTTATTAACGAACCCTTCCTTCTGCATATGCTGCCATGATTTCTGGCTGCAAGGACATGTATCGGTCAGGGTCTTTACGCATGAGGTCTACAATGTCAGCACGGCGATAAATCTTCTTGCTCTGTGTCTCACCAGTTCCTTTGACAGAACCAGTTGATGCCTGTTTTAGTTGTTGTTTACGATCAGCCTTCTGCATCTCAACAGTGTTGCTTAACATTTGCTGACGTTCTTTCCATGTAGTCAAAAGATCGTCTGCTGCGTCAAAGTCATACCGCTGGTCTGCACGTGAAAGAAGTTCGCTTCGCACCTTGCTCTTACCAACCCACTCCTTGAAACCATCGTCATTAATAATATCCGTATAGTCAGGGTGAGCAGTCTTTAAAGCATTTAAGGCCTGAACCTTTTGCATCTGTGCATTTAAAGCTTCTGCTTCTTTTATTTTAGGGTGTCGTGAAACAGCCTGTTCAACAGCCTTCTGAGGATCAGAGAAGAAATCTACCTCTTCGTCCTGTGGGGCTTCTTTGGTAACAACTTGTGCTTTTACAAAATCATCTACAATACGCCGAAGTTCTCCAACCTCTTGTGAATGTCGCCCCATCAGCTTCTCAGCTTCTTGGTGCATACGAATCAAATCAGTTGCACTTTTACCTTTGTATCGCTCTGGAACATCTGGTTCTTGAGGGCTGTCCTGTTGGGGTTCCTCTTGAGTTTGCTCTAATTGAGAGATGTCCTCTTGTGTATCTTGTACGCTGTCGTCAATAAATGTTGCCATATAGTCTCCGTGCTTAATAGCATTATGGAAGAAATTTAGAATGTTCCCTCTTATGAGGCATTCTGCTTCTGCTCTTTAGCCAGTTGCTCTCGGTGTTTCTTTTCCCACTTCATTGCAGCCCCGGGGAAATCACCTGTAACTCCTTCAAGTTTAACTCGTGGAGTACTTAACTGACGAAAGGCAGTTGTGCCACATACCTGACAATCTATTGTTTCTATTTCTACAGAAGTAAATCGTTCTTGTATGTGACCACTAGGACAGAGAAAATCAAAGACTCTTATCATCTGTAAGCTCCGCATACGATGCTTCGATAGCATTACGATAACCAAGAAGTGTCTCTAAAACTTCTACTTGTCCTTTTCTGAACCAGAACATGTTAGCATCTGAGGTGTTCCGAATATCAGAGAGATTGTCTAAGCTACGCTTAAGGTCTTCCTGATATATGTCCCATCCCTTATGTACAAACAAGTCTAGAAGAGATTCATAATATTCTTGTAACTCTTTATCCATGAGCATTTCTCCTGTTGTGGATGCTGATGTCTCTATTATACCACAAAAGTTTTACTTTGTCAAGCTATTGCTGCATTTGCTTAGCTACAATTGCTTCTTTGCTTGCAATTTCACGCTCTTTCAAGACCAAATCTGCAAGCCGTGCTCGGCGTTCAAACTCTTTATCGTCTTGGCTACCTATCTGGAGGTTAGAAGAAATGGCACGGATGCGATCATTCTCCAACTTAGTAGGGATTGCGTCTGTTTCTGCTTGAAGCTTACTAGCTCGGCTCTGGCTTTCAGCAGCTTGTGCTTGATAGAGGGCTGTCTGAGCCTCTGCTGCTGCCATCTGCATCTGCATTTGAGCCTGTTGTAGCTGTTGTGCCTGTGGGTTAGGCTGATTCATCTCACGAAGCTTGCTAATCATGCCTTCTCGGTTGGTCAGGCTCATGTTTTCAATGACAGCCTCCACCAACATAGGGTACATTGGGCTATCTTGTCCCAAGGTTTGCAGGAGTTGCACCAATTGTGTAACCTCATACTCACGAGCAATGACACCAAGGCTGCTAGAAGCTACAAACTTATAGTCTTGTGCAGGGAAGTTGTCTGGGTCATACTGCATATAGCGCCATGCAGCCTTGCTAACCAGCGGGATGAGGAAGGAGTCTTGGAAGTTGATTAACGTGCGCTTATGGCGCTTTATAATCGCTCCTAGAGACATACTTACAGCGCCTGCTGCTGCCTCTCCATTGATACTTCCGGGAATGCCTGCTGCATCAATGGCTCCTGTAGCCATCTGAACCATGCGCTGAAGGCTTTCTGCCTGTGTAAAGCTCACTTGGTCAAGGTTGCCAAACTTAAAGGGCATCATAATCTCAGCGGGATTACCATTCGTGATGATGGTCTTGCCGGGACGTATCTCAAACTTGGAGCCACGGGGCATACGTGTGCCATCCATAGCCATCATTGGATGGACAGTTAATGCCAAGGCATCAATACGAGCACGAAGTTCAGCATCCAAAGCCTTTTGGCTGTTATAACCCTTCTCACAGATGCCACGTCCCCAGAAGCGTCCGGGAACCACATCCCAAGGGAAGGCAATCAAGGGGCGATCTTGCATCATGTAGGGGTTTGCTTCAACCTTCAAGAGCACACCACCATTGCCAACCACCACAATGGCTTCTACATATTCGCTTTCTTCGTCTAGCTCATGTTCTTTAGAGCCTTCCTTCTTCTTGCTTTCTTCTTTAGGCTCTGGTAAATCCATTGCCTCGTTAAACTCTTTACGAGGAACAAGGCCATAATACTTGGTGAGACGTACCTTATCATCTTGATATATCGTAAGGTCTTGGTCAGGCTCAAGGTCTTGGTCAGGAGCCGCTGCTGTAATGTCAACATCACGATAGATGCCTTTCTCAATGAGTAGTTCAACCTGATGCTTAGGAACAAACTCATCAATAGCTACACCCAAAGCATCCTCAATAGAGGAGGCTACAGGGTCAATCAGGAAGTTCTGTGGTAGAATTGGCCTGACCTTAACAACTGTACGAGGCTTAACCATAACCCCTACAGCTTGCATAGCACCATCAAGGATGGGCTGTGTGGCTGGTGTGAAGTCTTGCACCTCATCAAGGACAAGCTCAGCCATACCTGTGCCAAACACAGCAGCGTTTAACAAACACTCAGCAACAGCCTTGCGTGTCTTGGTGAATTTAAACTCTTCATCCAAAGCATTACGCAAGAAGGTGATGTCTTCACGCTCTTGGTCACGCATGTCATCATAGATGTCAAACCATTTACCACGACCAAAGGTGGCTTCTTCAACCTCAGCAACACTGCTCTCTACGGCTTGTTGCAAGGCAGGGCTAATAAGCTTGCTACGCTCACTCTCACGTGTCTTATCAGCAGCATCCCACTGACCACGCCATAAGCGATAATACTCATCAAACTTCTCTTGATGGTTACTGGTATAATGGTCACGCCATCTGTCAGCTTTATCAATAACCCAACCAGCGAGGCTATTGCCCTTATACGTTTCTTCGGTATCAAAGCTCATATATTTCCTTAGTATCCGCTTAAAGCGTCCATTGGTTCAAAAGGTTCTTCTTCATATTCTGTAGCATAGCTTTCTTTGCTTAGCTGCTCAATGTAACTAAGCGCATCAATCAAGTCATCATGCACAAGAGTATTTGGAAATTGGAAGAGTTGGTCAAGAAATTGTATGTTCCATTCTCCCTTGTTAAGGACAATTTGACCATGTTCAAAACGCCCCTGTAATGCCCATACAATTCTATCTGTTTTCTTTTTGTTTCCATGACTTAGCTCTTCCACTCTAAAGAACGTCTGTGTTCTTCTCATTATGTCTGACAAATAGGGCATCACTGCTTGCTTAGCAATACCCTTCTCAATTCCTATGGACACTGGCTCATACTTCTTAACAGCAGCAAATATCTTCTTTGCTGTCTCTTCAACTGTCCAACGTCCAAAGACAATATCCTTAACATACCAACCTTTGTCGTTGGTCTTAACGATGGCTATGGCACTGTCATCAAGCCGCTTACTTTTACTGCCCTTGCTCTCATCTGCAAAGCCAGCCAAGTCAATGGCAATGAAAAAGTCACCCTCAGGCTCTTCCTCATCAAACTTAACCCATTCCTCTTTGAAGAGTTCTCCACCCTGTGCTTCAAAGGAGGCCATGAACTCCTGCCTAAAAGCAAAGCTGCTCATGTTCTTCTTAGCAGCCTCAATCTCTTCTGGGTCAATCAGGGGGTTGTTATAGCTGGTGAAATGCCAGCTCTTGAATGTAGCATCCTCTCCTGTGAGGCCATACTGGTACAGCTCATAGAAGTGATTCCTGCCCATTGGTGTTCCAATGAACAAGGCATGTCCCTTCTGGTCAGCCAAGGCAGGACGTAAGATTTGCTCCCACACCTCTGGCTTCATGTCTGCATATTCATCCATCACCAGAAACTTTAGGGACACCCCTCGCATAGTCTCTGGCCTGTCAGCCCCTTTAAGGCTGATGGTGGCTCCGTTAACAAGCTTAACCTGTAAGTTATTAACATGACTTCCAGCAATGACAGCATGACCAACCTCAAGCAGGGTTTGCCACATAATGTCCCTTGCCTGTCCCTGTGTAGGGGCAACATAGAACACATGGCCTTTCTCTGCCTGTAGAGCATTGAACAACAACAAGTAGGCAGCTAAGCGACTCTTTCCTGTTCTTCGTCCAGCAGCTACAACCTTGAAACGACTCTTGTCATTCCACACCTCTTGCTGCCACGGAAGGAGCTTAATGTCTAGACTAGTCAAACAAACTTCCTAATGTGTTCTTAGCTCTAGCTAAGGGGTTCTCCCACCAAGAAGGTTCTGGGGTAGGCGCAGGAGCCATAGGAGGCTGATAGCCACTAATCTGTAGAGCATACTTTGCTCTCTCATCATACTTGGGGTTACGCTCTGGGTTGGGCTTAAACCATCCCTTAGCAAGCACATCAGCAATGACACTGGGGTCTTGTTCTGTATCTAACACATTTCTGAGCTTGGCAGCGTTGCCTGCTCCAATGATGTTCTGACTATCCCCATAAACTGTATCATGAAAGAAACGAAGCTGAGCATCAGCACTGTCTTTTATTTTATTCTGCTTCTTCCACTTCTCATAATAAGGCTTCATGAAGTCAAGCTGCAACAGCCCATACCCCGGGCCTCCTTCTTGTTTCGTCTTATAATCGAAGGTGTCCCCTGTCTCAACAGCAATGTTGCCGAGGATGCCAGCAACAGCAGCATCATTATAGCCTAGCTTCTTTAATCTTTTTTCAACAGCTTCTTTAGACATCAATAACCTCGTCTTCTCCACCTGAGATGATTGTCTGCTCTCCACCAACACCAGTGATAGTGATAGACACAGCAGCCCTACCACCACCATTCTTGTCCTTCTCAAAATGACTGAGAGGTAACAACCTATCCATGATGAGCTTCCAAGCTGCTGCTTGATTCTTGTGGTTATCATCTAAAGCAGCCCCATAGATGGCTTCAACAACCTTCTGGCTCCGAGGACTGTTTAACATCCTAGAGCGATATTCGTTTATGATTGCCTGTTCGCCTTTAGGCCTTCCAACAGCATTCCTCTTGCCCGGAGTCTTGGCAACAATATCTGTCTTCTTGGGACGTCCTCTTTTTTTAACAGGGCTATCAGTGTTCATATGTCTTTCTGTGCGGCTTCTATGCCCATCTGTGCAGCTTCTATGTTTGAATTATTCTTAGTAGTTCAGCTTACAAGTAAACAACTAAGAATAAAAGCCCATCTGTACAGCTTATAGGTAACTACATAGTTACTTATATGCCTAAGCTTATTTGTTTATTATTTAATAAGCTTCCTTAATTGCTTATATGTGTTTATTATACCACACATTGTGTTAAATGTCAAGCTCTTTGTGTGGCTTTAATGCTACACATTGCATTCCTTTTATGACCCGTTGGTCAGTAATTGTTTATCCCTTGTAAATCAACAACTTAGCAAATGCGAATAGTTCTCATTTAGCCCCTATTTTAGCCCTTTTTTGTATGCTACGGGGTTCCGCATATATTGGCACAAGTTGTCCCCTCCCCCGGTAGTACTTTTGTGCTACAAAACAGCACTTCTGTGGGAGGGTATGTAAACTTTAGAGGTATGAGTACTAATGTGGCAACCACTGAAGCCACCTGAAACCCTAAGTACTACAACATCAAGGTAACTAGCTAGTAACTAAGACCAAAGCATTACAGGGTAAACACCTAATATAGTACCTAGGTATTAACTGTCACACAATATGCACCATTATGGTGAATCTCTCGCACATGAAGCACCAACACAGTGCACCAAAGACTAAAATGCACTATCATGGTGCATAATTCATGTAAGCATTAAGTATACAATTCCAGGAAGTTAAGTATATAGTACTACAATTCCTGGGCTTCTGAAAACAAAAGTACTAGTGACATGACTACTAAAGTATACATGGCACAGCACTTGCATAGTATATAGGGTAGGGAGAATGATAGGTAACTATCTAGTAACCCTTCGGAATAGTAGGGTATTAATTGACAAGTTAAAACCATGCTATAATTCATTCATGTTGCAAGGGAATCAGCCCTAGTAACTAGCTAGTAACCAAACGGAGAATTCAAGATGAGTAAACCAAAGAAGATAGACCCTACTAACCCTGAAGCCCTCGGTGCTTCGTTCGCTGTGCATCAGCATGAGATCAACGGAGCCCTTCTAGGCACATTGAAAAGCATAATCGGCACGTACACTGTAGAAAACAAGGCAGAATACGAAAGCATGGTAGAGGGTTACGGAGCACAATGCAAAGCCCTCTACAATGCCAACACCGCAAAAGTCAGAAAGTCAGAATTCAAGAAGATAGTTGACCATGCGAGCACTACAGAAACCCGTAATACATTGTTTAACATCATAGACAATTACGAATCAGTCCAAAGCCTAGTAAAAGACCTTAGAGGCCTCGAAAGCGGCTCGAAAGTGATTGACGAAGAGGGAAACGTGGTTAAGGCAGACAAAGCAGAAACCGAAGAGACAGAGACAGAAACCGAAGAGATAACATTCTCTGATGAAGATAAAATGCTAAACAATCTAGAAGTCATTCAGCAACTATGCTATGACAAGGGTTACAAAATAGCTTCAGAATTGATTCTTCAAGCAATGGCTAAAATCAACGAGAAAGTATGATGACAGAATCGGAGAGGTTGACAGCCTCTCCGAAGTCTGTATAATGAGTTTCAGAGCAGAGAGAAAAGCCACAAAGGTTTTTCCCTACGTTCTGTAGGAAACGTGCTAGTCGTTACTAGCGAGTTACTTTGTTGGAGGTTTTTATGTTTGATTCGATTAAGGCTTTTTTTGTCGCAAAGCAATTTGTTGCCAACCATGGCAATAGGTTTTTGACAGTTTATGTTGGACACAAGCGATTCAATGGTCAGATTGTCGATAGAGGTTTTTTCAAGGTTTCTGTTAAGCTTGCACAAGGTGGTTCTATTGTCAAAGTTTCACCGAGTGCTATTGTTCGTGTGCATCGTGACAAGAAGCGTTTGTCAGTGCAGAAGCAAGCAATTGCAATCTGATAGGAAACTTCATAAGCCCATCAATGTGGGCTTATGTGGCAATCCTGCCAGCAAGGAGCATCAAATGACAGATAGACAATTCACAGTTACATGCACCATCCTATTGGTGCTGGTTTGGACAATGTTATTCTTGGAGGCATATTATGCTTAGTCGTACATCAAAGCTTGGCTGTTTCAGTTGGAGCTTGCAAGCCCTAGAGACTTGTCAAGGAAGCATTGGCAAAGATGGGCAGCTTGTCGAGGTTTGTCAGGGCTGTTATGCCACACAGGGGTTTTATCACATGCCTGATGCCATAAAGTTGCGTAAAAACAACAAGGAAGATTGGCAGACAGACGATTGGGTGGAGCGCATGGTTTCTGCCCTTGTCAAGCAGAAGAAATTCAGATGGTTTGACAGCGGAGACATTTATTCTGTTGACCTTGCATGGAAAATCTACGATGTTTGTAGACAGACACCCCATGTCAAGCATTGGTTGCCCACACGTATGCACAAGTTTGACAAGTATTCCAATGTGTTAGGGGCGCTTGATTGTTTGCCCAATGTTGTTGTGCGCCTCAGTGCTGACAATGTAGAAGAGCAGATAGCAGGAGCTACTACATCAATGGTTATCAAAAGCCATGAGCATAGACAGGGTGTACACGTATGCCCTAGTAGTTTGCAAGAGGGTAAGTGCAAGGACTGCACAGCCTGTTGGAATAAGGGTGTGAAGGTTGTTGCTTACGTGTCACATTCACGTAAGATGGCTAAGGTTTTTCAAATCAAGGAGATGAGATGAGTCAGTTTGCAGAAACAAATAAGCTTAAGAAGGGGACACGTATTGTCCTGCGTAATGGATGGGAGGCTGTGCTTGAGGACAACAAGAAGGGCAGCATACGCATGGCTACAGTGGAGGGTTTTTATACAGAGATGGGTAGCATCTATGCCACTGATATTGTTGGCTATAAAGAGGGAGAATTTTGGGTGAAGCTTCCCTACATTGGGGAGAATTTCCTAGAGATTTTGATGAAGAGGGCAGCATGAAACAGTTTGTAATCTTTGGAGACATGGAGTTTTTAGATGACAACATTGTGCTTGTTCACAAGGTTATCTCTGCCATGTTCATGGTCGATTCCGACATTGAAGAGAGAGCACGTGTGTTAAATAATTGTGACTACATTGTCCCACACCATTGTTCTTGTAAGATAGTTTTTGTTCAACACCACGAGGAGACAATATGATAACAGTAGACCAGTTGTACGCATGGATGGGCTCTGATACCTTGAAGGTTCATGACCTAACTGAGTTGTTGCTTGAAGTAATCAATGGGGACTACCCAGCAGAGGAGCTACGTCAAGACATAGACGATTACATAAAACAGAAGGTGGAATAATGAGAGTGCTTATCGCTTGTGAATACTCAGGCAAGGTTCGCTCTGCGTTTGAGAAGATGGGACACTTTGCTGTGTCTTGTGATCTTTTGCCTACAGAAAAACCTGGATTTCACTATACAGGGGATGTGTTTGACATCATCAATGATGGTTGGGATTTGATGGTGGCACACCCTCCATGCACTGACTTAGCTGTGAGTGGGGCTGCTTGGTTCAAGGAAAAGATAGCGGATGGTAGGCAGCAGAGGGCTTTGGATTTTGTCCAAGCCTTGATGGATGCCCCTATTCCTATGATTGCTATTGAGAACCCGATTAGTGTTATCAGTAGTAAGATACGTAAGCCTGACCAAATCATTCAGCCTTGGATGTTTGGACACAAGGAAACAAAAGCTACTTGTTTGTGGCTCAAGGGATTGCCTAAGCTTGTCCCTACTACAGACTTAAAAGAGGAGACAATGGCTCTTCCAAAGAAGGAGCGTATGCGTCTACACTATTTGCCACCAAGTGCAGATAGGTGGAAGATACGTAGTGAAACATTCCAAGGCATCGCTGATGCTATGGCTAATCAATGGGGGAAAGTATGAAAGTGTTTGTATATTTCAATTTGCACAAGCGTGTCTTCTCTGTGAAGGCATTGGAGGGTGCAGAGAAGGGCAGGGTTATAGGGCATAGAACGTCCTTGGCTATATACAGCCCTACCTTCAAGGTTTCAGAGGCTGGAAGACAGCGTGTGGTGCGTGAGAAGCGTAAGAACGTACATGCAGGGGTTGTTGGTTTCTTAACAGCCCCTTATGATTGGACTAAGGAGCTTGTCGAATGGACTCCTGTGTTGTACAATCCTTATGTGTTCTCTTCGTTTGTGACAATGCTTGGTAAGCCTGTGCATAAGTCACAGTTTGCAAGGATGAATATTGTTAATGGTATTCCATACGTGGAGGCAGGCAATGCGGAACCATGTTGATGGCTTTGGCATCTTCTTGGTGTACCTCATTGGTTTTATTGTTGGTTTGTGTATAATTAGATTCTTTAAACAAAGGAGAAAGTAATGGGACTAGATATGTATTTGACAGCAAAGCGTTACATCTATGACTTCAATGATGATGGCAAGGCTTTGCGTGAACAGCTTGAAGACCTGAAAGTTAATGACATGCGTGTCAAAGAGATTTCATATGAGGCTGGCTACTGGCGTAAGGCTAACCAAATCCACAAGTGGTTTGTTGATAACATCCAAGAAGGTGTGGATAACTGTGGTCAATACCTTGTGGGCATAACTGAATTAGAAGGCTTGCTTGAGAAGGTCAATGAAGTATTGCGTAATAGGGGCAAGGCACAAGAGTTGTTGCCTACAAGCAACGGCTTCTTCTTTGGTAGTGATGCGTATAATGAAGGTTATTTCGATGACCTCATTCAAACCAAAGCCATCATTGAGAACGTGTTGTCAATAGATGATTTGCATAAGTATGATTTTTACTACAGTTCTTCATGGTAACTAGCCAGTTACCTCGTAAGCCCTTGACAGCTTCTTGTATGTCTTGTACAATAAAGACATATAAGAAAGCTTCTTATTAATAATATAAGGAATACATATGAGATGTTATTGTTGTAATGCTAGTTTGTCTGACTTTGAAGCTACTCGTAAGAGTGCTCAGACAGGTGATTTCTTAGATATGTGTAATGATTGTTTCTCCTATGTCAAAGATGACATGGATGTTGTAGAGAGACAAGACTTACAACATGCTTCTGATGATGAGGAGATTCAAGATGATGAACAGTGACGAAAAGCTAGAGAGGTTTATGTCCTTCACAATTGCTGATTGTGTTGAGCTTGTATCTCTTGTTGGTTATGTTAGATTCATGGAAGTTTTACAGACAGCTCTCTTAACAAAGAAAAACTCTTTGCCTTTGTCTCAAGAAGAACTAGATGCAAGACAGAAACATTTATGGAATGATTGGAAGTATTGATGGCATTTGTTAAAACCCATCAGCCATGCACATCATGTGACAGTAGTGATGGCATGTCTGTAAACGATGATGGTTCAACCTATTGCTTTGTTTGTAACACGCACACAAAGCCAACAAAAGAAGAAGGATATATGTACACACCAACAGCCACAGCAAAGCCTGTGGAAGGGGCTATAGCTGCCCTTAGAACAGCCTTCCAAACCTTGGCTACACCAGCCATTGGAAGCAGACGCATAAGCAGGACAACAGTTGAGAAGTATGGCATTGTGTCTGATGATTCCCACGTGTGGTTCCCCTACTATGACAACGATGGGAAGCTCTTTGCTACAAAGAAGCGTAGCATCAAGGAGAAGAAGTTTGCCATTGAGGGAGATTGGAAAGCCACCTGTTTGTTTGGACAGCAACTCTTCACCAAGGGTGGGAAGTATCTAACCATTGTCGAGGGTGAGTATGATGCCCTTGCTGTGTTCCAAATGCTTGGCTCCAAGTGGCCTGTTGTATCTGTGCGTAATGGTGCAGGAGGTGCTGCCAAGGATGCCAAGGAGCATTACGAATGGCTCAATAGCTTTGAGAACATTGTTGTTTGCTTTGACAATGACGAGCAGGGACAACAGGGGGCAGCACAGCTATGCTCTGTGCTTGGCTCCAAGGTTAAGGTTATGAAGGGGGTTGATGGCTTGAAGGATGGGTGCGATTGGCTCCTCGCTGGTAAAGAGAAGGAGTTCATTGACCGATGGTGGGCTGCTGAGAAGCACATCCCTGATGGCATTGTTGCTGGCTCCACGTTGTGGGAACAGGTGTCCAAGCCTTTGGAGAAGGCAGAGGTGTCCTACCCATTCGAGGGCTTGAACAAGTTAACCTATGGCATACGTAAGGGAGAGCTTGTAACTGTCACTGCTGGCTCAGGCTTAGGCAAGAGTCAGTTCTTGCGTGAACTCATATGGCACATCCTCTGCAAAACCCAGGATAATATTGGCTTGATGTTCTTGGAAGAGAGTGTACGTAAGACAGGTACATCCATCATGTCCTTGGCTGCAAACAAGCCCTTGCATTTGCCTGATTGTGATGCTACAATGGAAGAGAAGAGGGCAGCTTTTGATGTAACTCTTGGTACAGACAGGATGTATATGTTTGACCACTTCGGTAGCACAGACATTGAGAACATTGTGAAGAGGACAGAAGAGTTTGCTAATGCCTTTGGTTGTGGCTATGTGTTCCTTGACCATGTATCAATTGTTGTAAGTTCACAACAGAATGGTGACGAGCGCAAGGCTTTGGATACAATCATGACAGAGCTTCGCACATTGGTTCAACGCACAGGCATCAGCCTAATCCTTGTAAGCCACCTGAAGCGTCCTGATGGGGGCAAAGGACACGAGGAAGGGGTAGCTACCACATTGGCTCAGCTACGTGGCTCAGGCTCCATTGCTCAGCTCTCTGACATGGTGCTTGGTCTTGAGCGTAATGGTCAGGCAGACGATGAGAAGGAACGTAACACCACCAAGGTGCGTGTATTGAAGAACAGGTTCTCTGGCTTAACAGGACATGCTTGTAACCTCGTGTACAGTAAGTACACAGGACGCATGGTTGAGACAGAAGATGAGAAGTTATGAGAAAACTATTAAGGAAACGTATGGATACTTTATTGCTTGCTGCTAGTGACTTCCCCATGTTGGCTGTTAATGAGGAGTTTCATGAGACATTCCCTGATGCAGATGATGTGACAATTGAATATGAATGGGAAGACGATGAGCCACAGGTTGGCTATGTTGGTGGCTTCTCATGGGATGCCTATGTTGATGGTGTAGAAATTACAAACATGCTGTCGATAGAAGACATTCGGTTTGTAGGTAAAGCACTCAACGAATACACCAAGGAGTATTGCTGATGGCTAGTTGGTTAATTGCAGGCATTGGTGTTGTCTACACCATTGTGGCTGCTCAGCTCTTGTTAGCAGGGAAGACAGGCTTAGGCATTGCCTTCATTGGTTATGCCCTTGGTAATGTTGGTTTGTATATGGAGGCTAAGCTGTGACATACGCATTCCCACACAACACAGTTGTTGTTGACAAAGAAGGAGGCATTGTTCAACACCACAAAGGCATGGATCTGCGTGACTACTTTGCTGCCAAGGCTATGCAAGGGATGATGGTTGATACTGAGATACCAAACTGCACTCATATTGCAAAAGAATCGTATCGCATGGCAGACGCAATGATGAAAGCGAGGGAGGCATGAAGCTCTATGACGTACCAAGGAACACACGTATAGTTCTTGAAGATGACACAGAACTAATGTTTGACCACCTTGATGGGATGTATAGTGTGTGCTATAATGATAGTGGAAGCATCGTACATTTAGCAGTGTGGACAGAGGTTACAATTAAGGAAGACAAATGACATTGACAATTGAAGGTACATTAGCACAACGCCAAGACACCTATGGTGACTACAAAGATGTTGCTCGTACAGCACAAGACTTAAAACAAATTGTTCGTACACGTGGTAACTGGCATGATATGTCACCGCCAATGCAAGAAAGCATGGATATGATTTGCAACAAGATGGCTCGTATCCTCAACGGCAACCCATATTATGCAGACAGTTGGCATGACATCTCAGGGTATGCTACACTTGTGGTTAAGGAACTTGGATATGAATAAGGAAACCAAATGCGGAGGCTCTTTCTAGACACAGAAACAAACAGCACACATGACCACATATGGTGCTGTTACACGTACAATGAAGATGGATATGTATGTCACACAGAAGCAAGTACACTGATTCCCTTAATCGAAAGCTCAGACAAAGTGATAGGACACAACTTGATAGGCTTCGATGCGGGAGTCTTGAAGAGATGTTGGGGAGTGAAGATACCAGCAGCAAAAGCGATAGATACCTTGATACTGTCAAGGCTATACAATCCAAATATAGAAGGAGGCCACAGTTTGGCAGCATGGGGGGAAAGGACAGGACAAAAGAAGACTGACTATGCCCAAGCCTATGTGGACAAGACAGGGCGGTCTGCCGACCTCCGATGGGACAACCCTGATCTTGAGCTTCTGTATGAGTATTGCAAGGATGATGTTGCTGCTTTGGTTGCAACATACGAGATGGTTAACAAGATGCTTGAGAAAGACCAGTTCTCTGAACAGAGTGTTAAGCTTGAGCATGACGTTGCAATTATTATTCAAAGGCAGAAGGAACATGGTTTTAAACTGGATGTTAAGAAAGCTCAGGGCTTGCTGGCTATGCTTCAAGGTAAGATGGTGGACATTGAGAATGAGCTTCAAGTTGTCTTCCCTCCCTACGTTGAATCAGGGAGGAAGAACAAGAGGACAGGAGCACCACTAAAAGATATTGTCACCCCATTCAATGCTGGCAGTAGACAACAAATAGCTGAGCGTCTTGAGAAGCTTGGTGTTAAGTTTACTAAGAAGACAGAGAAGGGAGCAGTGATTGTCGATGAGACAGTGCTTGCATCCATTGCTCTGCCAGAGGCAAGGCTCCTATCTGAATACCTCATGCTGCAAAAGCGTGTGGCTCAGATTGGTAGCTGGCTTGAAGAGGTGAGAGATACAGGCAGGGTGCATGGCAGTGTCATTACCAATGGCGCTGTCACTGGTAGAATGACACACAGCAGCCCCAACATGGCACAGGTTCCCAACAAGGGAAGCCCCTATGGTGAGGACTGTCGTGAGTTGTGGACTGTAGATGAAGGCAATGTTCTTGTTGGTGCTGATGCCAGTGGTCTTGAACTACGAATGCTGGCTCACTACATGAAGGACGATGCCTATATCAAAACTGTTTGTGAAGGAAGTTCAAAAGATGGCACTGATGTACACACGCAAAATCAAAAGGCAGCGGGTCTTGCGACAAGGGATGAAGCGAAGACCTTCATTTACGCCTTTCTCTATGGTGCAGGGGCGGAGAAGATTGGTAAAATTGTCGGTGGTAATGCTCGTGATGGACAGAAGCTCATTGAAAGTTTCTTGTCCAACACTCCCGCTCTCAAGAGTTTACGGAATAACGTATCCAAGTATGCAAGCAAGGGTTTTGTACCGGGGCTGGATGGTAGGAAAATATGGGTTCGCTCCGAACATTCGGCAGTTAACAGCTTATTGCAAGGAGCAGGCGCGATTGTTATGAAACAGGCTCTTGTCTTGTTAGACGCAGAGCTTAGGAAGAAGAAGATTTGGTATGGCTTTTGTGTCAATGTCCACGATGAATGGCAGATTGAAACAAAAGAAAAAGATGGCGAGCTTGTAGGACAACTCGCAGTGCAGAGCATACAAAAAGCAGGAGAGCTTCTCGGCTTACGTTGCCCTGTATCTGGAGAGTTTAGTACAGGTAAGACATGGCGTGACACACATTGAAAAATGTGTTATAATATTGTTTTTATACAAAGGAAAAAGAATGAACCAAGTTAAAGTAGTGGGTAAATTGTTTTGGGCTAAACACATGGAAGTCCCTAATCGGGAGTTCAATGCAGACAACACTCGTTTTGAGATTTGTATTGGTGGCTTGAGCGATTCCATTGCATCACGCCTTACATCAGAGCTTGGTGTTAAGGTGAAAGAGAAGGCTGATGACAAGTATGGACGTGGTAAGTACATCATCGTCAAGAGCAACTATGCTATCAAGGCTGTTGATGATAACAATGGTCGTGTCTCTCCTGACCTGATTGGCAATGGCACTGTTGCAGAAGCAACCATCAGTAGCTACACCCACAAGATGTCAGCTATGCACGGCAATGCTCCCTCTCTGCTGCACAGCAAGGACAACCCTGCTCTGCGTATTAAGCAGTTGGTGTCTGCCCCTGTTGAGCAAGAAGAAGAAGCAGAAGTAGTTCTGTAATGATTGCTCTTGTAGATGGTGATGTGATGTGCTATCGCATTGCCTTCTCTTGTAAGGATGACTCAGAAAGCCAAGCCATTACAACGATGGCTAACTTTCTTGAGGACATCCTTATGACACAGCTAGGTCTTGAGAGTTGGGAAATCTTCTTAACAGGGAAGACAAACTTCAGGAAAGAGATAGCTGTCACTGCCCCTTACAAAGGGAACAGAACACAAGAGAAGCCAGCACATTTAGAAATCTTACGTAACTATCTAGTTACCGCATGGGGTGCTACGATGAGCATTGATGAAGAGGCTGATGACCTAATAGCAATTAGAGCAACAGAGCTTCAAGATGATTGCATCATGGTGTCAGTAGATAAAGACTTCAATCAGGTGGCAGGATGGCATTACAATTTTGTGAAACAAGACAAGTACTTTGTCTCAGAAGAACAAGGACTCCGCTTCTTCTACAAACAAATGTTGATGGGCGACAGAGCAGACAACATTGTGGGTATCAAGGGGATTGGGGATGTGAAAGCAACCAAGATGCTTGCCAAAGCCAAGACCGAAAGCGAGATGCTTGCAGTTTGCTTGGAGGCACTGGGCGAAGAACGAGTTAAAGAGAATGGACTTCTATTATGGCTAAGACGATTCCCCGAACAGATGTGGTTCCCTCCAGTTTCTGGCTCGCAGGCTGTGAATGGACAGTAGTTTATGTTGACGAGTTACAAGACTTTGGTACATGTGATCCCGGCAAGTATGAAATATTAATACGTGCCAACATGAATGAACAAGCGACAAGAGCAACCTTCTTTCATGAGCTTGTACATGCAATTAAGTTTACGATGGGAGACATAAGCCACGATGAAAAAGAAGTTGAAGGGTTCGGGAATCTCCTCTGCCAATGGTACAGAACAAAAGCATAATGACAGTGAGTGGACAGCAGCAAGGTTCAGAAGCTTTGTTGTCTCTGCCCTACGCACAGCAACACGTAGATGGCCTCCTAAGCTCAAGGCTTTGAAGGCTGCATACATAGGTAGGAAGGTTAATCAGAAGACAAACAAGATGGCAATGCACTATGCCTGTGCTAGCTGTGATGTCCACTTCGTTGCCAAGGATGTACAGGTTGACCACATCTTCCCTGTTGTTGAACCAAGTGTGGGCTTTGTTGATTGGGATACATACATCAACAGGTTGTTCTGTGAGAAAGAAAACTTACAGGTGTTATGCAAACCCTGTCATTCAGAGAAGACAGCATTAGAGAAAACAGAAAGGAAAGATTATGGGAAGACCAAAGAAAGTGCAGACAGAACAGGTAGAACCAAGCACCAATGAGCAGTGGTATCTCTACCTTGTGAACTACTGGGTTCCATTTCCTAGTAGTGAATATGGTGGCTTGCAATGCGTCTTAGCACGTAACAAAGAAGAAGCTAAGGAAGCAATTAAGGAAGCAGCAGGAGACTTCATGGTTGGGTCTTTTAAAGATGCTGATGAACGCATTGAACTGCGTATCAACAAAGCAGAAGTCTTTCCTGTTATGGGTAGTTATGGTGAACCTCACATTGTTAGGAGTATGGAAACATGAAGATTGAAATTATGGCTTTCGATGAGAACGAAGATGGCTCAGCCGATTGTTCTTTTGAGACAGATAAAGAAGGTAAAGAAGCCCTCTTTCGTTATGGCTTACTGGCTCTGCTGAAAGAAGCAATGGCACAGGGGCATGGACTAATGCCATCAGAGGACAAAGATGGGAGTTAGGCTTGTATGGGCAACACCAAATGGTGAAGCCCTAGTTGCTGAGATGGCTCGTGTGTCAAACCCAACTAACAAGAACAACACAGCCACTGCCCCTAAGCTTATTAAATACTTGATAGATAATAAGCATTGGAGTCCATTTGAGATGGTCAATGTCTGTATGGAAATTGTTACAACACGTGACATTGCTAGACAGATATTGAGACACAGAAGCTTTAGCTTCCAAGAGTTTAGTCAGCGGTATGCCATTGCCAATACTTTCGCTTCATCAGAGGCTCGCCTTCAAGATGATAAGAACAGACAGAACAGTCTTGAGACTGATGATGTTGTAACGCAGGGCTGGTGGACTGATGTACAAGAACGTATGATTATGGAAGCTTCTCTTCTGTATCGGCTTGCTTTGGACAGAGGCATTGCAAAAGAGACAGCACGTAAGGTGTTGCCTGAAGGACTAACAGAAAGTACAATGTATATGAACGGAACGCTGCGTAGCTGGCTTCATTACATTGACATTCGTTGTGACAAGGCAACACAGAAAGAGCATCGCCTCATTGCTGAACAATGTCGTGATGTGATTAAAGAACTTTTCCCATCAATTAAGGAATGATATGGACAACGACAAGACACGCTACATGTTTCATGTGGAAACAAAAGGATATGAAGATACATTTGAGCATCGCTCCTACCCAGATATTATCTTAACAGAGTATGCAACCTTCAGTGGTAATGAACGATGGCCTGATGTGGTACGTGCTTTCACTCGCTTCTTAGGCAACGTATATGGCTATGACATTGAGGAGAAGTTCAATGAGATGTACATAGACCCCTTGACCAAATGGGAAGAAGAGCAGAAAATCAAATGAGACACTTAGTTATTCCTGACACACAATGCAAACCCGGAGTTTCTCTTGAGCATCTGGAATGGGTTGGCAAGTATGCAGCAGACAAGAAACCAGATGTCATCATCCATCTTGGCGATCATTGGGATATGCCAAGCCTTTCAATTTACGATGTAGGGAAGAAAAGCTTTGAAGGTAGAACGTATCAAGCAGATATTGAATCTGGTCACGCTGGAATGGAACTTCTTTTGTCTCCGATTAAAGCTGAGCAACAGCGTCTTAAGAGAAACAAAGAAAAACAATGGAACCCACGCCTTGTCTTTCTATTGGGAAACCATGAGGAACGCATTCAAAGAGCTATTGAGAGCGATAGAAAACTGGATGGACTCATTGGTTATCACGACCTTAAACTTGCTTCTTATGGTTGGGAGTGTTATGATTTTCTTCAGCCTGTCGTTCTGGATGGCATTGCTTATTGTCATTACTTCACTTCAGGTGTTATGGGAAGGCCTGTTAGCTCGCCTGCGTTGATGCTCTCTAAGAAGCACATGAGCTGTGTCATGGGGCATGTGCAGGACAGGGGTATTGCCTATGCTCGTAGGGCTGATGGTAAGCGTATGACAGGCTTGTTTGCTGGCATCTGCTACCAACACGATGAGAAGTATCTAACACCACAAACTAATGGCTCTTGGTCTGGTGTGTGGATGTTCAATGAGGTTGTTGAAGGCAGCTTCGATGAGCTTCCTGTTAGTCTCAATTACTTGCGTGAGACTTACGCATGAGCCTCACGTTGTATGACATTGCTGACTTGCTAAGACGAGAAGATTGTGTTACAATATTAGAACTGTTGGACATAAGCAGTGATGAGCTTGTTGATAGGTTCATGGATGTGATAGAAGATAAAGCTGATAAGATAGAAAAGGAACTTGAATGAATAATTATATGGGAAGTTATGAGCAGTTTATCGCTAAGAGTCGATATGCTCGTTACTTAGACAGTGAGCAACGGCGTGAGAACTGGGATGAGACAGTGGCTCGTTACTTAGACTTCATGTCAAAGCACTTAGAGAAAGAGCACAGCTATACCATCTCTGATAAGATGTATGCAGAGCTTTACGATGCCATCTACAACATGGAGGTTATGCCTTCTATGCGTAGCGTTATGACTGCTGGTAAGGCATTAGAGCGAGACAACACTGCTGGCTATAACTGTTCCTACCTTCCTGTAGATGACGTTAAGAGTTTCGATGAGGCTATGTACATCTTGTTGTGTGGCACAGGGGTTGGCTTCTCTGTTGAACGTCAGTTTGTGCAGAAGCTTCCTGACATCCCTGAGCAACTGTTCAACAGTGATACGACAATCGTAGTGGCAGATAGTAAAGAAGGTTGGGCTAAGGCTTTACGTCAATGTATTGCCTTGCTCTACTCAGGAGAGATTCCTAAGTTCGATGTGTCTAAGGTTCGTCCTGCTGGCGCTCGTCTGAAGGTGTTTGGTGGACGTGCTAGTGGCCCTGAACCCTTGAAGGAACTCTTTGCCTTTGTCAGCAACATCTTCAAGAATGCTGCTGGACGTAAGCTCAATAGCCTTGAATGCCATGACATCATGTGCAAGATTGGTGAGGTTGTGGTTGTTGGTGGTGTTCGCCGTAGTGCTATGATTAGTCTGTCTAACTTGTCAGATGATCGTATGCGTAACGCTAAGAGTGGTGCATGGTGGGAGAAGAATGGTCAACGTGCATTGGCTAACAACAGTGCTTGCTACACAGAGCGTCCTGACATGGGCATCTTCATGCAAGAGTGGACTAGCCTATACGAGAGCAAGAGTGGTGAACGTGGTGTATTCAATCGTGAAGCAGCAAAGAACATTGTAAAGAAAAATGGCAGACGAAATCCTGATTTTGACTTCGGAACTAATCCATGCTCTGAGATTATTCTTCGACCATATCAGTTCTGTAATCTTTCCGAAATTGTTGTACGTGCTGATGACACTGTAGATAGCTTGAAACGTAAGGCACGTTTAGCCACAATCTTAGGTACATTCCAGAGCACATTGACCCACTTCCCATACCTACGTAAGGTGTGGCAGAAGAACACAGAGGAAGAGCGTCTGTTGGGTGTATCAATGACAGGCATCATGGACAACCCACGACTGAACAACCCTAATGACATGGGTGTTGGTATCATCTTGGAACAAGTTAGGAACGTCTGTGTTGCAACAAACCAACTCTTGGCAGAACAGCTTGGCATTCCACAGTCTGCTGCCATTACATGTGTTAAGCCCTCTGGCACTGTTAGCCAGCTTACCGATAGTGCTTCTGGTATTCATGCTCGCCATGCTGCTTACTATTATCGGAGAGTTCGTGCAGACATTAAAGACCCTCTGACACAGCATTTGATTGCAGCGGGGGTGCAAGCAGAGCCTTGTGTGATGAAGCCTGACCAGACTATGGTGTTCACCTTCCCCAAGAAAGCACCAGAGGGAGCCTTGTTACGTGATGGTCTGACAGCCCTTGAGCACCTACGCTTATGGCTTGTCTTTCAGCGTCACTGGTGTGAGCACAAGCCCTCTGTTACCATCTCTGTTAAGGAACATGAGTGGATGGAAGTTGGAGCTTTTGTATGGGAGCACTTCGATGAGATGAGTGGTGTGTCTTTCTTGCCCTATGATGGTGGCTCGTATCGACAGGCTCCTTATGAAGATTGCACTCAGGAGCAATACGATGCTTTGATGGCGATAACCCCTCAAGAGATTGATTGGGACAGCTTAATTGAGGTGGAAGATAATGTTGAAGGTACACAGATGCTTGCATGTGTGTCTGGTGTTTGTGAAATCTAAGGAGCTATTATGATATTGTTACGATTCCGTCATGGTATTGGTTTGGACATTGAGTACAACGAAGACATCTGTCACATCTTAACTGATGGTAAGACAGAGGATGTTGTAGCCTTTGTTGGTGTGATTATTAAAGTACCATTCATCACTCTTTATCTAGGTGAGTTCTACGATCTAGAGGATGCACCTGTGAAGGCATAACAAAAAAGGGGACTTAATAGTCCCCTTTCTTTTTGGTAACTAGGAAGTTACCTAAAGTCCACCTGTCCCTGTGCTGCCTTCTTAATAATAATTTCATTATAGAAGTCCCTAGCAAACTTAGGGTCTGTCTTATAATATTTAGCTATTGTATCTTTAGCACCAGCTTGTCTACTTCTTTCAAGAAGACCTTTAATAATTTTCTCTTGTTGAAACTCGTCATACTTATTCCATTGTGGACTATTCATTGTCTTCTCTAAACCACTGGCAAACCAACCACCAGCACGTTGGCTATAGAAAGATAGTTGATCTGCTGTTAGTTCAACATTGCCCACCTTCTTACCAATGCCTGTAATGTCTACACCAATTGTACTTAAACGATTCTGTATCTCTGTTGGTGTAAACACCTTAACACCGAGAAGCACTTCACTAAGGCTTGTCTTAACAGGCTGTCCCATAGTGTCATAACGAACAGGAAGTTGATCTCTTAAGCCGGGGATGCGTGATACAAGTCTATCTGTAAAGCTAACTACTTGTCTCTCATATTCATCAAAGCTACGTGCCACACTAGAAAGACCAGCAGGAACTATGGCAGTTGAGAATGAATTAACAAAGCGTTCTCCATATCTTTCTGGGTCTAATACAGCCGCAGTTGCTTTAGCAAGCCCTTCAACAAAAGACTTATTCAATATATTATCTGAAACACTTTGTAAAGTTTCACCAATAAAATAAGTAGCTATACCCATTTTTGTTTTAGTATCAAACTCTTTACTGTTCTTTACATAATCATTATATGTTTGATGTGCATCAGCAGCTAAACCAAAAATTGTTGCTAAGGGTTCAAGGCGAGCATAGCTGTACCAAGAATCCCCAACTCTTATCGAATACTTAGGAAGATCACCTTTAGGGGTTGAGCCTGTTATATAACCTTGTTCAACTAAAGAGTTAACATACATGGTGGCAGCAAATCCAAAGATTTGTTTAGCAATTAAACGCTCTCTTTGTACTGGTATATTGACTGCCCAATCAAAGTTTCCTGTACCTTTACCAAGTATTGGATCAATCGTTTCTTTCCGTACAGCTAAACCAATTCCGGGAATATAAGACCTTCCTTCTTTGATAATGTTGTATGGGGTTCTAATAAAAGCAGCAACCAATGCACCGCTAAGTGGGTATTCATTTCTAAACTTTTGAATCTTACCAGCAAGAGGACTCAGCTTTTCTTGAAACACTTTCTCTTTGGCAAAGTTTCCAATCTCAGCAGCAGCTTTAATACCAAATGTTTCACGCATGAGATTATCCCAGTTGTCTGGAGTCATGCGCTGCTCTGTTGCCTTAGCGTAAGCTTCTTCTTTAGATACACCAAGCTTCTCAGCTAAAAGGTCAGCATCTCTGTATGCTTTAGCATTAAACTCCATCCTACGCAAGGTTGCCTTCCAGAATTCATCAATTGATAAACCAGCCTTAGAGCCAAGCCTTAAGATTTTACCAACAGTTCCGGGAATTGCTTCAGTATGATAGTCATAGAGCTTCTCTGCAAGCATATCTGTTCTTGCATCATCAAGGCCATACTTAATACCAAAGTCTCTCATCTCTTTGGCATTAGAATTAATAGCAGCAAGGTTGATCTTAAAATCAGAAGGCTTCCCTGTAACCCAACCACTTTTAGAAAAGTCTAAGCCTTCACCAAAGCCTTGCATTAAGCTCTTTAGCATAATAAGACCTTCGCCACTCTTACGTTGGTCAGCTTTGTCGGCTGTAATCTTTCCTACAACAGCTTCTATTTCTCTTAGCATAGGAGCCATCAATGTCTGAGTTGCTCCAGAGACTATGTTGGTTGATAAGTTTGTTGCAGATGTTAAGTAACCATTGATGATATACTCAGCAGTCATGTCTCGTATCTTCTTGAAGCTCGCTCCCTCTTTGATGATACGACCTGTCATCTCACTCTTAAGAATATTTGCTTCTGCTTGTGTTAGTTGTCCACTCTTTACAATTTCATCAACAAGCTTGTGCATGTCAGCCATTGCTAGAATGTTCAACGTGCATTTAGGATCAAATTTACCTGTCATGTTATTCCTTATTGACAATCAACACCGGGTTGAAATAGTCCTTTAACTTCTTTGCCAGCTTCAAATTGAGACTTAGCCAGCTTGAAAGCATTGAGGGTGTCAGAAGCTTTTGTTCTCTGTCCCTGATAGATACCAAGAATACCAATGGGTAGTTGGCTTCTGTATGTCAGTGTTTGTAGAGCAGCATCAGTGAGTTCTCCTGCATCACGCAAGCGATTAATCTCAGATAGGTTAGCAGACAGCGTGGCTCGTGCCTCTTCGTAGACAGGACGGAAGGCTTCAACCTCAGCCCTATTCCAGCTCTTGTCTATGTTGGGGAATGTGCCATCATCATTCTGTTTGAACACCCAATCTTCTATTGAGCCTTCTTCTCTCTGCATCCTAGCAGCAGCCTTCTCACCAGCCTTCATTGTTCCTTCAAGGCTACCACCAAACTCTCCACGACCACGCAGTTGTCTTCCCTTAGCACCAAGAACACCAATGGCCTTAGAGAATAAATCATTCCATTGCTCATTAGCTGATGGAGGCTCTACGTTAGCTCCACGTTTCTGACCACCAGTGAGTAGTTTCTCTGCATTGGTAGCAAAAGGAACGCTCTCAGCATATACAAGTTCTTTAGGGGTGGCAGCAGCACCACCGCTTTGGAAGCCTCTAGAAGGGGCTGTAGGTATTTCCATAGGGGTAGGCATAGGAGCTCCCTGAACAGGGGCTTCCTGAGCCATTCTAGGGGCTTCTTGAGGCACTGGCTCTGCCCTGCCTGTACGTTCCATGACCTGTTGCACACGAGCATCACGTGCAGCCATTTGCTGTGGTGTGGTTCCTTGTCTTGTCTCAACTTGTATGGGAAACTCTCTAGCAGCAGGAGGAGCTACCATTCCCTTGAGCTTCTCAACCTCAGCCTTCTTAGCCTCAATCTGTTTAACTAAATATTCCTGTGCTGTCCCCTGCTTAGCAGCTTCAACAATCTGTTGTTTGATAACAGGAACTTCTTCAGGAGTTGCTCTCTTGAACAAAGCAGCCACTTGTTTAGCAGGGGCTTCTCGTGTGGGAGCAACAAGGCCAAACTTAGCAGGGAGGTCTTGGCCTTCTGGAGCCTTGAACAAAGCAGCTACTTGCTTCTCTGTTGGTTTTTTGGTTGGTTCTTTCAAACCAATGAAGTCACCAACCTCTTTCTCTGGTTGTTGCTTCTGTACATTAGCAAGGTCTGTCTCATGCTTAGCAATCTCAGCCTCTGTCTTAGCAATGCGATCTTCAATGAGCTTTGCTTGTGCAGCATCAAGAGGCTCACGTACAGGAGGCACAGGAGTTCCCTCAGCTTCTGCCCTACGTAGGTAGGCAGGAACATCATAGTTAACAGCTTGTGCTGCCTGTGCTTCGGCTGCTTGTCTGCTTGGTGGGTTATCAATGGCCTTAGCCACATCATCAATGGCAGCTTTAGTTGTATCTGTATCTGCTGCTTTGATGGCTCTCTTCTCAAGGAAGTTAATAACCCCCTCACTTGCCTTACCAAGGCCAGCACCAAAGACAGCACCAACAGCAGTGCCAGCTACTGTGTTAAACAAACGACTCTCTTCTGGAGTGAGGACAGGCTCTAATGCCCCACCTACGGCTCCCTGTACTGCTCCTTGTTTAGCCATAGTGCCAGCAAGGGTTGCAGCTTTCAAGCCCTTAAGCATAAAGGCAGGGGCTGTAATTGGATCAGCAATAGCACCAGCAAACTCACCAGCAAAGCCAGCAACAGGAGCATTAGCAGAGGCAATGCTTGCTGCTGTACGTTCAGCTAAGGCTCGTTCTTCGTTTAAATAGTTAGGAACCTGTAAAGACTCAGGTAGTTTTTGTGTAAGCCAACTAGGAGCTTGTAAGGCTCCTTTGATACTACTACCACCAGATTGGATGAAACGCTGCATGGCTCCAGTGAAGGCTGTCTCTCCCATCAATCCAGAGATAATTTGTTCATCAGTATAGCCATCTTGTCTAGCCATATTGATATTAAATTTATTACTTCTTGCTAGTTCTTCAGCAATTTGTGCAGGAGTATAACCATCTTGTAGGGCAGCTACTAAGTTAAATCTACCAGATGGTTCTACACCAGAGGCTCCAATGGAGCCCATGACTTGTTCTTCAGGGCTTAGGAATGTAGCCATATTTATTGCTTATACTTATCTATCCAGCCCGGTGCTGTATTAACAGGCGGCTTAGCGGCAGAAGGAGCAGAAGGAGGAGTAAAGAGTCTTTCAAACCAGTTCTGTTTAGGAGCCTCTTGAGTGGTTTGTGTAGCAGTCTGTGCTGGAGCAGTACCTTCTTTAAGTCCTTGCCCTATCATTGCTGCATTCCTACCAGAATATACTTTCTCATCACTACCAAATATTTCACCATTCTTATTCATAAAGCCAATAAGATCTCCTTTGGGATTAATAGGAGTTGGGTCAGTGTAGACAGCTTTTGTAAAACCACCACCTTGCCCTCTTGTATTAGAGGCCGCAGCAGCAGCATTGCTTTGATTAATATCTGCTTGATATTTCTTCATCTTAATCTCGTGCTCTGCTTTCTCTTGAGCAACCCTTGTGGCTTCAGCATTTATTGCCAGCGTTGCCTGTGCAAGACGTGCTCTTAACTCTCTTGCTTCTGTGTCTGTTAATGGCTGACCAGTTTTAGGATTGATTTTCTTAGTCAAAGCTTCTTGAGCCATAGAGTATTCGCCCATAGCACCATTGAGGTCTTGCTCAGCTTTCTTAATAGCCAAGTCTTTAGCTTGAACCTCAAGGGGATACATTGCCATACGTTGTTTGTATTCTGCTTCTTGTTGTTTAGCAGCAATAACCCTACGTTCTTCTTCTAAACGGCGAAGGGCTAATTCTTCGTCAGCACGAACATCACCCTTAACAGCACGAGCCTCTTGGCTTTGTGCCAATGTCATTGCTTGTTCATCACGCTTGGCTGTACGAGCACGTTCTGTTGCAGCCATAGCATCTTGTGTGAGGCCACGAGCAGCTAAGCCCTTAGCTAAGGCAGCATACATCTCTGCATCTGTGCCACCTACACGTGTGGCTTCTGCCATTGCTTCGTTTACTCCTTGGATGCGAACCTCATCAGGAGCCTTACCTCCTAACAAGCGTCCACCAGCATAGCCAATACCAGCACCAGCGTTAGCCCCCAATGCTGAGATTTGTTGAAGCAGGCTCAGGTTGTTCATCTGACCCGGAGAGGTTAACAAACCCTCGTAGTATTGCTGAGCAGCCTGCTGTTGTGTTGGTAAATTAAAAAGACCTTCAACTGTTGTTGCCATTTTTATTCCTTAACGATTACCAAAGGGGCTTGGATTGTATGAGCTAGGGTTTGAATAATAAGAAGCATTTGTTTGTTGTGGTTGTGTAAACATGCCACTAAATGGGTTACTAAACTTACTAAAGTCCATCTTACCAAAGGCATCACCAGCACTCATCACACCCCTTGCTGCATTTAGATCACCAGCAAGTTGGTACTGAGAGGCAGCATTGCTACCCTCAAGCATTGCTTTAGAGCCAGCCATACCACCTGTTAACAAGGCATTAGCTTGTTGTCCTTGAGACACAGAAGCCTTATTACCAATGTCAGCACCAATTGTCATTGGAGACATACCAAGCTGTTCAACACCAGCGCCAGCAGTGAACAAACCTGTGCCACGAGCAATGAGCTTATCAATTAAGTTCTGTCCATAGGTTGTACTCTCATTAGCAATCTGTGCATTAGAAAGCTCACGTGCTCGCATACGTGCAAAGTCATCTGGGTTTAACATACCAGAGACATCGCCTGCACCACCATAGCCAGCAGAAACACCAAGACCAACACGTCCTGTTTGTAAGCCACGCTCACGTGCCATGATGTCTTCTTGTGTCCTGCCCGGAGCAAGCAAGCCCATCTGTTGTTGACAATACTTCTGAGCCTGTTCCTCTGGAGTACCAAT